GTTGGAACTTGCCAAGGACGGGGTATTGGACGCGGTAAGCGTTGGCGCGGAACCGGTGGACGCGGAAATGGACGAAAACGGGGTGTTGGTTGTTGCGTCCGCTAGGTGGGTTGAGTTATCGTTAGTTCCGTTAGGCGCGTTTCCACAAGCAAGGGTTACACAAGTAGCGGCGGCAAAAGAAAAGGAAAACAAAACAATGTCCGAGATTACCACCACCCCAAACGTTGAGAACGTCGAGGCCGCACCGGCACCGGCACCAACCGCACCCGTGTGGGCCGCCGCAAAGAACGAACGCGAATTCCCGTTGCCAACACCCGGCGAATACATGGCCGCTATCCACGTTGGTGGTGAGGTGTGGCGTAACGTCAATGCCGCATACCGACAGCACCAAGCCAAGAACCAGACGGCAATTCAGGCCGCACTCGCGCAAGATCTGACCACCGATACGCCGGGCTTGTTGCCCACACCGGTGTTGGGTCCCGTATTCGAGGATCTGAATTTCGTGCGTCCGGTTGTGTCCGCGTTGGGCACCCGTGCAATGCCAAACGGCAACGGTAAGGCGTTTATTCGTCCTACCATTTCGCAACACACCGCCGCCGGCACTCAGACTGAGGGCGCGGCCGTCACGTCGCAAAAAATGACCATTGCGAGCAACAGCGTTACCCGCACCACGGTGGCCGGTGGCGTGTTTATCTCGCAACAGGATTTGGATTTCACGGATCCGTCCGCACTCGAGGCCATTTTGCGCGATCTCGCCGGGCAGTACATGATTAAAACGGACGATATCGCCGCGGACGCATTGGTAGCGGGTGCAACCGCTAGCGGTTCGACGTGGACCGTTACCGCCAACGATCCAACAAGCCTTATTGCCGCGTTGTATGACGCGGGCCGCGAAATCCAAGAGGACACCAATTTCACACCCACCCACGTGTTCTGTTCTCCGAACGTGTGGGAAAAATTGGGTTCTCAATTGGACGCGGACAAGCGGCCGGTATTCGGTTACACGTCCGGCGCGTCACTCATTGGAACAAACACGATCGGTTCGGCCGGCCGTTTGTCCTACATGGGCACCAATATCATGGGCTTGGAATTGGTTGTGGACAACAATTTCGCTACCGATACCTTGATCGTTGCCCGCGCCGCCGGGTTCGAGTGCTACGAAAACGTCCGTGGCATTATGACCAAAGAGGACCCCGAATTGTTGGGCCGTAATTTCACCTACTACGGCTATTTCGCAACGTTCGTAGCGGACGCAACAATGATCCAAAGCATTGCAATTGCCTAACAATTAGGGGGTATGGCCAATGGCCACCTACACAATTGTTAGCAAACAAATTACGTCGAATTATGGCGTGGTGGCAACGCTTACCGCTAACGAAATAGTTACCGGCCAAGAGTTCACCATTTCCGGGCTAACCGGATTTAACGGCACGTACACTGCCATAGATTTGCCGCAATACGAATTTACGGGCACAAACACCGCCGGGGATTTGATATTTAACCCGGCGGTGCTATTACCCAACCAAGTGTTGTTCGCACTTACCGCGGACGATATCGAACGCACCGCCGCGGCCGGCACGATCACGTACGCATTGACGTGTACGTGGATAACCATTGCAGACGTTGAGGATTGGCTAGGTTTCACCGTTACAAACCCGTCGAGCGACTATGACCTACTAACCATTTGTGTGGCCGCCGCCAACGCGTACGCGTACCGTAAACGCCAAGAGGCCGGTTATTTTGACGCGTCCCTATCCACGGTGCCTAGCCAAGACGTGCGGCTAGGCACGATTATGTACGCCGGGGCCTTGTACCGCGAACGTGGATCTATTGACCAATACGCGTCATTTGATCCGTTGGCCACCGGCACACCAACCGGCGGCAGTATGGGCCAAATCATGCGGCTACTAGGGGTTAATCGGCCGGCGGTTGCCTAATGACCGCCACCGTAAACGCGTTTAAGTTGGGTTACGACAACGTAGTGGACAAACTACAAACCATTACCGGGCTACGGGTGGTGGACGATCCACGGAACCTAAACCCACCGTGCGCATTTGTGGACGCACCCGTAATTCGTATGAATAGCAACCTAGTGTTCGATATGACGTTTACCGTAAAGATCATTGGCATAGGCCCCGGTGACTACAAATGCTTAACGCAATTACTCGAATTGGCGGACCTAGTACGCCGCGCACAAATCGGCCTAACGGACGTACGGCCGGCGGTAACCACCATAGGTAGCCAAGAATTTGCGTCTTACGAACTAACCATTGGGGCTAAAATAGGGCCATGAGTACCTACCGCGTAACCAAAGCATTTAGCGACAAACAACCCGGGGACGTGGTACCGGCCGCCAATTTCCCGTTGGACGATTTCTATTACCTACTCAAAATTGGGGCTATCGTCCCCAACGGTGACGTGCAAAGCGGCTCGAAACGTGCTAAAAAAGTAACAACGAAAAGCGAGGACTAACCCATGGCAATGCCACAAACCGTTTACTACTCTGCACCTGAGGTAAAAATCGGTGCGTCTAGCGGATCGTCCGTTGATCTGTCCGAGTTCGCAAAGTCTGCCGTACTGACGCGCCAAGCGGACGCGCTCGAGAGTTCGAGCATGGCAAGCCGGGACCGGTTCTATCAGGCCGGCATGAATAGCAACCAATTGGTTGTGACGTTTAATCAGTCCTATGAGGCCGCCGAGGTGTACGCAACGTTAGAACCGTTGGTGGGGACGCAATGCTACGTTGAGTGCACACCGGTGGACGGTGCCGCGGTATCGGCAACCAACCCCAAGTTTTCGCTAACGAACACTTACCTTGAGGCCATGGACGTGTTGGCCGCGAACCTTGGCGAATTGGGCGAGGTCCAACTAACGTTCACCGGCGGCACCTACGCCGCGGCAACGTCATAACACCCGGGTGATTGGCTAGCGACGTGATTATTAAGTGGGATATTCCTATTAAGGGAACAACCGTAAGCGTGGAAACCCGTTTTATTGACGTACTGAATTGGGAACGGCATACCAAACGTTCCATGGGCCAATTGTCCACGGATCTACGCGCCACGGACATGGTGGTGCTTACGTGGTATGCGTTGCAACGCACCAAGGCCGAACACTCGAACCTATCGTTGGCCGATTATGAGGCCGCGCTAGACGGGGCACCTATGCCGGTGGATAGCGGCCCTACAAACCCTACGGTGGCGGCTACCGCCGCCGATTAGCGGAAATATTGGTGGCAACCGGGTGGTGGCCGCCAAACGTCGAATTTGACGAATACGACATGGCTACCGTTGTAAGTGTGCTAAACGAACAAAACCGCCAAATGGAACGGGCAAGCCGTGGCCGCTAAATCCACCGTAACCGTTGTTGGCGTTAAGGAAACGTTGCGGGAACTCAACAAAATGGAACCCGAGTTAGCCAAACAAATTAAAAAAGACGTTAAACAGATCACGGCAAGCGTGGTAGCGGACGCTAAAAATGCGGTGCCCAACACGGTAATAAGCGGTTTTAGTCGCAATTGGCAAGGCGGCCGGCTAACCCCGTTCAGTAGCGAACAGGTCCGCAAAACCATTACTACCCGGTTTAGCAACCGAAAACGTGGGGCAATGGCCGTATTTGCCGTAGTAATGAAATCCCCCATAGGTGAGGTGTTCGACATGGCGGGCAGATCGTCCGCCAACAATTTGGCCACCCGATTGGAAACACGGTTTGGCCGTGCGTCCCGCATTATGTGGCCGGCATACGAACGCAACCAAGGCCAAGTAGAACGCGATCTACAAAGCGTTGTAAACGTTATCCAACGCGAGGCCAATAGTAGATTGGTTAAGTAATGGCCGTATCTATCCCAATTATCACCGAGTTCGAGGGCAAGGGCATTAAAAAAGCCATTGCCGAATTTAAGCAACTCGAAACCACCGGCCAAAAGGCCCAATTTGCGTTAAAAAAAGCGGCCCTACCCGCCGCCGCCGCGTTGGGTGCCGTGGCCGTCATGGCCAAATCCACCATTGCCGCCGGTGAGGCCGCCGCCACGTCCAACGCACGAATAGCCCAAATTAACGAAAGCATGGGCCTATTTGGTGAGACAACCGAAAAGGTAAATAACCGCATTGTTGAGTACGCCAACGCCACGGCCCGGGCTACCGGCGTGGACCAAAACCAAATTAAATTGGCCCAAGCCAAACTATTAACGTTTGGCCAATTGGCCAAGAGTGCGGACACGGCCGGCGGCGCGTTTGATCGAGCAACGAAAGCCGCCATTGACATGGGCGCGGCCGGGTTTGGTGACGCGGCCACCAACGCGGTGCAACTAGGTAAAGCGTTGCAAGATCCGATTAAGGGCATTACCGCGTTGGCTAAATCTGGTGTCACGTTTACGGATCAGGAAAAAGAGAAAATCCAAACCCTTGTCGAGAGCAACAAATTATTAGAGGCCCAAGACATGGTGTTAAAGGCCATAGAAACGCAAGTAGGTGGAACGGCCGAGGCAACCGCGAACGATAGCGACAAAATGAAAGTGGCGTTTAGCCAATTGTCCGAAAGTATCGGCATTATTTTGTTGCCGCTATTTGCCAAACTTACCGCGGTAATGGTTAAGGTTGCCGATTTTGCCCGCGAAAACTCAACGGTAATAGTGATATTGGGCGGCGTAATTGCCGGCCTTGCGGTTGCGGTACTTGCCGCCAACGCGGCCATGAAAGTGTACCAAGCCACGCTAATAGTGGTTAAGGCCGCACAATTCGCGTTAAACCTTGTTATGTCCGCCAACCCCATTGCGTTGGTGGTGATCGCTATCGGTGCGTTGGTGGCCGCGTTTGTGATTGCCTACAAGAATTCCGAGACGTTTAGAAACGGTGTCAAAGCGTTATTCGAGGGTATTAAAGCGGGTGTTACCGCGAGCGTAGATTTTATTAAGGGTTACCTAAACGTGGTGTTGGGGTTCTACAAATCCATATTTAACGGCATTGCGTCATTGTGGAACAACAGCGTAGGCAAATTGTCGTTTGAGGTTCCTGATTGGGTGCCCGGGTTCGGCGGTAAAGGGTTCAGCGTCCCGAAAATTCCGTTATTGGCCGAGGGTGGCATAGTTACAGATCCAACGTTGGCCATGATTGGAGAACGCGGCCCCGAGGCCGTGATACCCCTAAACCGGGCCAACATGGGCGGCAATATCACCGTAAACGTTTACTCGACGTTGGCGGACGCGTCCCTACCGGACAAATTGGTAAACGCGTTACGGCAATACAACCGGCGTAGCGGCGCGATTGACATACGGGTGGCATAGGTGCCCGGCGTAGTATCCGCCGCCGGGGACTACACGGTGCTATTAGACACCGGTTGGGACACCAATAGTTTCCGTTTGGACGATCCCCTAAAGGGC